TTCCGGACGTGCTCGTTTACGTCAACGGTACGACCTCACTTGACGCTTGCTCAACGTGCAATCGTCGCATCGAACTGCAAAAATACATCACGACTGTATCGGTCGATTCGAGTACCGACCCGATTGCGACGGCTTCAATCTCGCTCGTCGTGCCGAAGCACGAAACAGACGTATTTGGCTCAGACGGCAATTGGCTGTTGCAGCCGGGGCTTGAGATTCAGGTTTTGTTTCGCGGGTACTTCGACGAAAGCGGCCTAGTCAAAGAAGATGGGCTAGGCGACGTGCGAATGTATCCGTACTACCAAGTCTTTCGGGGCGTGGTGAAAGAGGCTTCGCACGAGTTCAGCGGGGGGTTCTACTCGGCCACGCTTTCGTGCGCGGATATTCTGCACTTCTGGCAGAACCTCTATCTCTCGACCAATGGCGCGGTGTTCGGTCCCCGACCGGACAACTCGGGCGTGTTCGTGGACCTTGAGGGCCACTCGCTCATGCGCCTCAGTCCGTTCTCGATCATTTATACGTTGGTGCGTGCGGGTTTCGGCGCGGCGTTCGGCGTCGAATACAAACTGTCGCAGAAAACGAACTTCAATGACGTGAAGGGCAAGGCGTTCAAGCACGCCGCAGAGTATTGGGCGTCGCGTTGGGAGCAACGTGCGGGCAATCTGCGAATGTACGGCGTAGACGGCTCGCTGTTCTCGATGTTTGAGCAGGCTTATCTAGGGCTTTTCCAATCAGGTGATGCCAACAAAGTCCAGCGAATCATCAAAAACATCGGCGGCAAACTCAACATCAACACGAAAGACCTTCAGGCAACGTCTGATTTTCAGAAAACGATGCGAAGGCTAGGCTTTGACCGTGCAAGCACGACGGCGAGCGTTTCGTCGTCGGCTAACGGCAAGCAGACCCGTATTGATATGTTGAAGATGATGGTCTACGCGAATGACCTCGGCACGATGGGGCAGGTCAACTTCTTCAACAGCGATATGATGAGCAAGTTAGAGATTGCGAACGCGGTGATCGCACTCACGGGCTTTGAGTTCTATCAAGACGTAGACGGCGACTTGGTTTTCAAGCCGCCGTTCTACAATCTGGACACGCGGCAAGACCCCGTCTATGTGATCGAGGACGCCGACCTGATTTCGATTAGCGAGTCGAGCACCGAGCCTGAAGCGACGATGATCAAGGGCACGGGTGTTCACTTCGAGAATTGGAAGGGCACGGGCACGGACGATTGGATGGGCGTGGGTTCGACCTACGTTGACTTCAGGCTCGTCGCGCAGTTCGGTTGGAAAGAGGGCGGGGCGTTTGAGACGACGTATCTCACGGACCCCCGCGCCGTTTTCATTACCGCGATCAATCGTCTGGACTTGGCGAATATCGGCATGAACTCGGCGACGATTTCGATCCCGCTTCGCCCTGAGTTACGCGCGGGCTATCCCGTCTACATTCGTCACTTGGATTGCTTCTACTACGCCAAGAGCATCAGCCATTCGTTCTCGTTCGGCGGTCAATGCACGACCTCGATCAACGGTGTGGCGCGCAGGCGTAAGTGGTTCCCTCCGGTGGACGCGCCTAAGAACGGCAAGTACCCTGGTCTGAGCGACATCAAACTCGATGAGCCGGGCAAGTATCCGGCGCAGCCGCTTTTCGTCGACCCGAAGAACATTGGCAACGGTAACGAAATCAGCGGCCCGACCCGCATGATCGGTTTCCCTAACGTCATCTTGGCTCTCGATGCGTCTAAGATAAAGGTCGGGGTAGACATCGGCACGATTGGCCTCACAGACCTCACTAAAACCGATTTGGATCAAATCGTGATCTCGAATCCGGGCGTGTTGGAGAAGCGGGATGAAGATACTTACCTGTTGAGAACGGGCGACGGCCCTAACGATGTCAGAGAGATTGCGGAGTCAAATCTCATCCGACTTTTCTCGGACATTCGGAATGAACTCGTAAGGCCCGCCACAGAAACCCAAAAGAACGCGAAGAACAAGAACGTCACGGGTTCGGGCACGTTCGACAATAACCTCGTGCGTATTTTCCAGAACAGCCCCTTGGGGAATAATAGCGCGATTCGTTCTGACCGCGAGATTTCGTCTCGGATCAGCCTGAATGTGAATCTGAAGGCGGTGTTTGCTCCTGGCAACGATATTCAGGGGCAGTATAGGTATTACAGCAGTAGCCACCTGCTTTCAGAGTTCCAAGGTCCAGAGACGTTGGTGATCAACCCTGACTCTAGCATCCGTAAGGAACCTGCAACGGCGATCAATGAAGGTGGGACACCTATCCTGATACCCACAATCAAAGAAGCGGACAACGGCGTGGGGATCATCATGTCGAAGCCTGCTCGCGGTGTCCGTATCGGAGTGGATAACGATGCGTCAGGTCTGAGTTACATCGACGTTATGACGGGCGATGTTCGCCAAGTGTCTTTCGCGCCCCATTACAACAACACCCCCACTACGCGGGAGATCGTGCAAAACGCGAAAGCCTATGCAGGCGGTTTAGGTGCGGCACCTACAACGCTGGCAAAAGCGATTGCAGAGCGTATCGCCACCATCACGAAAAAGAAGCAACCGAATCAAACCATCAAAACGAGGTTTAGGGACGCATACAACACGGTCTACGGCTACTTCAACGAGTTTTACCAGACCTTCGTGGGCGTGATGCCCGCATTACGCTCGATTCAAATCACGGGACCGGCAAACACTCCGGTTGCGGCGCAGTCTAATACCCCCTATTCGGCGGTACACGCGGCATTGGGTGATCTCAATGCCATGCTGGTTGCCTGCGGCATTGACGGTAATGTGTTCGTAACGAGCCTGTATCGGAATCAAGACGCATTCGGCGTGGGCAAGATCGCGGACAAACTCGCGGCTCCGATGGCGAACACGGCCTCGCAACTAATGACGTCTGCGAAGGACATGGTTAAAGACGGAGAACAGGCCGATATTGTGGTCACGCTCTACGATGCTAAGATCAGATTTGAGCGTTCGCTTGGCATCAAGAGCGCGATTCCGAAGGGAATGAAGAAAACGAAAGTCACGAATGCGTCCTCGTTGAAGTTCTATACGCCCGTGTTTCCCGTGTCCGATCAAAACGGCTTCGAGGTCTACGGCGGGATGCCCTATGGCCGTGACATGAACCTCACGCAGCACTACGAACTCTTCACCGACACGGACTTGAACGCCACACCTGATTCGCTGGATGCGGTCGAGAAGGCTTTGGTTCTTATCAAGCATCTGGGCTATGACGCGGTGAACCTTTACACGGGCCTAAACGAAGTTCAGCGTAACGTGGTTCGTGCGGCAGGTATCGCAGGTCGAGGCGACTTGGATCGCATCATAACTCGACGTAGAGAGATCAAGGACTTGGTGCTCGCCCGCAACAGGCCGATTACAACAACGGACTTGTATCAGTCTACATACGGCAACGATGCTTCGGAACAGTTGGCGGGAATCAGGTTGACGAATGAAGGGTTGTGCGGCTGCAAAGGCGCAGACGCGCATTTCTTACTAGAAGCCTTTAACCGTAGCAACGAACTCGTCGGAGAGGATGCCCTACAAGAATGGACGCAGGAGCAAGTGCTCGAAGTCGGCAACTTGTGGGCGCAATCGAAGAACGCTTTGGCTGGCGTGTCGGGGAATCAGCCTTTCAACTATGAGGCCGCTGGCGAGAGAATCAAGAACACGCTGGAAACCACGAGCAATAGCCTGAAGAACATCGAAGAACGCGCGAGCGAAGCCAAGAAACGCCTGAAAGATCGGATTTGAGGGGCTAATGACCACGATTTCTAATGCGAAGATTCGCCAAGACCTATCTCAAGAGCACACGCTTGAGCCAAATGCGTCGAACAAAGACGGTAACTCGTTTCCGTTGGCGTTTGCGAAGGTGCTTCGGGTGGACCCTCGCAAGCGCGTCGTGGACTTGATTTCGCTCACAGGGCAATCCGCGATTTATCGTGACGTTTTGATTCCGTTTGCGGCAGGCGGCGCACGTCATTTCTTAGGTGCGCTGCCCGAGCCTGCGGATATCGCGGTCATTGGCTACACGCATGAGGAATCAGGTCACAGCCGTTCGCCTTTGATTGTGGCGTGGGTGATTCCGGGCGTGACAAAGGGCTATGATTGGCTGTTGACGCAGTTCACGGCTCAGGAAGCATTGGCTATGACGCCCGAGGTTCAGGAAAACCTAAAGGGCATCGTCGGTCGGCGGCGGCACAAGTCGATGTTGTTAGAGTCAGGCAACGTCGCGGCATCTTCGGCGCAAGGGGCCGATATGCTTTTGGACGAATCCGTGACGCTTGCTAATCGACGCGGCAACGAGATTGTGCTGCGGGACCAAGACCAAGCCCTCGTGGTTCGGTCCCTTCAACAGTTTCATGCGGGCGCGGGATTTCGTGTCTACGGCGGCATGGTTCAACGTGACGCGGCTTTCTTGCCGACGCAGATGATTTCCGACGGCATCCTTTGGGATGCCGAGCGTCAAGTAGACGCGAACGGTGTCCCCCTTGAGCCGTCCATGTTAGAGAACATGGATAGCGGTTCGCTAGAGGTCAACAAGGTTTTCATCAACCTGCCGAACATCCCGAATCACGTCGATCCCCGAGATGTGCTGAAGCGGGGCTTGTTCGTCGACCAAGAGAACAACGTCTATGATGATAAGGTCGTCCCCGAAGTCGTGTACGGCGGCAAGCCCTATCATCGGGTGACGCAGGGGCCGACGGGACAGACCTATTCCGAGTACCGCATCGAGGTCGCACACACGACGGATGGTACTTTGCCCGTGAGCGAGCAGACGGACGGCCTCGACATTGACCGTCTGCTTCCCAACACGCCGCTGAATGATGAAGCGATAGACGCCACGAATCGGTCGCCGAACGCGCCGATGGTCGAGTTCGTTTTGGGAACGGCGATTGGTAATGACCCGACGGGTGATCGCGGCTCATACGCGCGTCCGTTGAAGCCGCAGGTTTTCACGAAGGACGGCCAAGTGTCGGCGTCCATCGTGCCCGCCGAGGACGATGATCCCGAGACGGACCATGCGGCGTTCCTAGTGCGGGTGAAGAACCCCGTGGACTTGAAAGCCCCTGACGCTTTCATGGCGATCACGAAGGGCGGGGTGTTCAAGTCGTATTTCCCTGGCAAGGGGTCGAAGTCGAATCAGGAGTATCACGCGGTTGGTCGTGAGATGCGACTCGGCACGGACGAGGACGGCCAGAGTTTGACCGTGCGTGGTGACGGCACGGTGTCCTTGCTCAACATCGCGCGCCCGCGAGTGACGGACAACGTGGGCGTGGATATTAGTTCGGACACGGGTGCGGTCACGATTGTAGGCGGCGGGGCTGAAACGGGCGGTCCCGACGCGGGCGTATTTGGGGTGCGTGTAACGAGTGCGGCGGGCATCAAACTGAATGCGACGACGCTCGCCAACATCCAAGCCCCCGACATTCTTTTCGACAACGCGCAGAATATCTCGTCGGTGGCGAACCAGAGTCTTTCGTTGAACTCAGCGGGCACGACAAGCGTGAACACGGGAGATTTGAATGTCGCCGTGTCCGGAAAAGCCAACTATGCCTATGGTGGCGGTGCCTTTAGCCTAAATGCCTCTAGGACTACGACGTTTACGGCCAACCCCGCGACGGGCGCGATTGGCGGTGCCGTGGATCAATGGGCTGCGGCCTTTGGCGGGCTAAGTTCGTACATTGGCTTCGGGCGATATGATTTCGCGGTGTCCCTCGGAAGTTTCAACGTCAGCACACATACGGCGATTGATCTCGCTTCAGGTGCCACATCACTCAATCTTGATGGCGCACCCGACAATGCTTTCGACCCTGCGGGTGCAGCAGACGGTATCAGACTTATTTCCGGCCCATTTCCAGGATCGCAAAGTGGCATTGAAATCGCCTCACCGCTTGGTTTCGGCAAGATAAAGGTTCAGTCAAACCTCGGCGACATATCAATCATCGCGGACACCGGGGAAATCGAGCAGCGCGCGTTGAGAAACGTCCAAGCCACATCTTTGCTCGGAAGCATCACGCTGAGTGCCCCTGTAGGCTCTCTTTTCGTCAACGTAAGAACGGTGAACACGGGTGCGGTGATTACCGATGGGGTAATCGACGCCTTTACAGGTAAGCGATTCAATACTATCGGGACGCTTGGCGTGACGAACTTCTTGGTCTACTGAGTCGCGTAGGAAAAAACGGCGTGCTCGCCTATTTTTTGGGTTACATTGGGGCCAGATGTAGTTAGTATCCCCGCCTGCAACGTGAAGGACGGTGATGCTGATGCAGGTCGAGACGTATTTTGCGCGCGTCGTTCATGGCGGGCACCGTGTCCGGAAGTTGGACTCGGGCCTATTTGAAGTCGATTGGCCGACGGGTTCGATGCAATATCCGTCGGCGCGCAAGACGTTGATTGCGATCACGAACCGTAATCCGCAGCCGGGACCTGATGCGCGTGACCCTAAGATTGGGTTTGCCCGCTACTTCAAGATTTCGTCGCCGACAAGTGGCTTGGACACGCTGACGTTGTTCAGCCCTTTGTCGATTGCCGAGCGAAAGCCCCGCCTCAAGACGAGCAACGCGCTTTCGATTTCCGAACCCGTGCGTGGCATTGACTTGACCAAGCGTGGGCATGAGGTCGCCAAGTTGTTCTATGCGGGCTTTGCCCGTTCGTGCCTTGGCTACGGCTACAATCCAGAGGACGTGCTTCAAGAGGTCTACAAGGGCATCTTGGTTCGCAACAAGGGGACGTGCCCTTTCGATGCGGCGAAGTCCACCTTCGGCCACTATGTCCACCTGATTATCAAGTGCGTGCTGGCGAACTACCATCGTAAGTGGGGCCGTGTCGGATTGTCCGAGCAGATCGGCTTATTGAACTCAGACGGAGAGCAAATCGACGCGGCTTCGTCGAACATCGCCTCGCAGGATTCAATCGAGTTGGCCGAGATGGGCTTTGCATTCGGCTCCCTCGTAGATAAGGCGTTGGAGTTTGCCGCTGAAGGTCAAGCCGATGCGGGACTGACGAAAGAAGTCGCCGCGCGTATGGCGATGGGCTACAAGAAAAGCGACTTGGAGAAGTTCTACCGTGGCAAGTGCAGGCCGTTCATGCTTGAGCGGGCGATTGCTTCGGTAAAAAGCGCGGCTCAGAGTTTCAGGGGGGCGTGACCGAACGGGCGCGGCGTATCGACCTTACGGAAGGTGGTACAACACGCATGATTATCGGAATCGTCTCTAAGCCTGACCACGCAAAGAACCACGCCGCTGCGCTTGAAGCCGACGGCCACACGATCCACCTACTCGGGTCGTCTCCTGTCGATTTCCCCCAAGATATTGAGGTCATGGTGCTCAGGCACCTTTCTTCCTCACACGGCGGTCTTGAGCGTGCGCGCAATCACGCTAAGGCCCGACGTATCCCGCTCGTGGCCGAGAACGGGCTATCAGGTATCCGCATGGCGATTAACGCGATGAGCAACAAGCATATCCGCGAGTTCACGATGGAAACCCCTAACATCGAGGTTCAAAAGCCGATGCAGGTTGAAGTAGACGAGGCTTCGGCGATTGCCGATGCCGTACTCAGCGGCAAGCCCAATAGTTTCGTGAAGCAGTTGCTCAGTCCATATAGCAAACTGCCTGCGCGGTTCCTGTACCGCTGCATGAACGCCTTTAGCCTTTCTACGCTGCCGACGGAAGAAAAGTTCGCGGACTTCTTCAAGAAGTTGAACCCGAATGAGGACATTCAGGGTCCGATATTCAGCGCGTTCTATTCCGCAGGCTTTCGCGTTATAAACCTGAAGCCTGCGGAACGCGCCGTCATTCGTGAGGCGTTTCTGAATGGCGATGCGGGCAAGGGCAGTTTCTTTCCGAGTCCGATGCTGCCCATCGTTGATTCGTTGAATGGCCGCACAAATGCGTTTCTGGCGTTCTATATGTGGCTTCTAGCCGAAGATCGCCCCAAGCGTTCGTCCATCGTGCTTTACGCTTACAACGAGTTGACGGGCGGTAAGCAGGCCGACCCAAGGGCGTTTGCTAAGTACCGTGACGCTTTCGGTTTCGAGATGACGATGGCGCGTGAAAGTAAGAAGCCCGAAGGGGACACGCCCATCGTCGAATCCAAGCCCGTCGAATCCAAGCCCGTCGAATCCAAGCCCGTCGTAAAGGACGAGGCGGTTGAGGGCAAGATTCTCAAGACGGTCCAAGACGAGATTCTGGACATTTCGATACGGCTTGAAGAAGCCGTCAACGTGACCAAGCGGGTCGATGTTCTCGACAAGGGCTTGGCTTCTGCCAACGCTTCGATTACGCGCTTCGAGTCCTTGCTCCGCGACTTGAGCCAAGCGAAGCAAGTGCCCACGAACGACAATACGTTCTTCGATGAGCGTTTCAAGAAGGCGGGGCAGGAGTATCAGAATCTCAAGGATTGGGTCAGCACGATCCAAAACGAACAGCGGCACACGCAATCCATGGTTAGTAACCTGCAATCGGACCTGATCAAGTTGGCCGAGCAGGTCATGGTGCTTGTCGAACAGGTCAAGAATCGCCCTGCGGTCGAAGGTGCAAACGTGGAAAGTGCTCTTCGCACTCTCAAGGCGTTGGGCGCGACGGTTACAATCACTTTGCCCGCCTAGCCGCTAGTGCGGCTATCCTAGCGGCTAGGCTAGGATGAGCCGAGAACCACAAATAGGGCATCGTTGCCCGCACCTGATAATCGAGGAACCCGTGGCGATCTCCGATGATCGTCAAACGCTGGTCACTACCTCGTCCATCGCGTCAACAGACACGGTGTTCATCCTTGCCAATGACAAGGACTACATACCGTCGAGCGGCTTGTTTTCGGTTGCCTCGCTCACGGCGAGCAAGCGCGGGCCTTATAAGATTCAGAGTTGCGTGCCGCCGATTGGCGCAAACGGCAACCTCCTGAACATCACGACCCGCCGAGGGACCGTGTTCATCACGCTTCCCGAGGGCGATCAGATCAGCATCAGCCGCGTCGTTCAGGCGATTCGGCTATCGACGGATTTCGTGCTCGTGGACGATGCGGACGGCGTGCTGTCCCTTTCGGACAACGGTGAACCGAGCACGGACTCGTTCATTCGCGTTTCCGGTGGGGCCGTCGCTGCGTTGGGTTTTGAGCAGTTGGGCGCGAGGGGCAAAGAGATTTACCCCCCATGGCAGTTGCTCACCTATTACGACGTGCTGCCCACCGAGTTGCCTGCGGGCGTATTCCCCGTACCTTCGCGGCGGGTGAAGTTTGTTCGCCCTATCATCGGCAATCCGACGATCAAAGTGACCTATGCGGCACCTTCGGAAAGGTGCCCGCGTTGTGGTGGCACCTACGTCGAGAACGATTACAGGTTCGACATTCAGGGGGATATGACCCTGATTGAGAACGAGAACCTGCTATATCAGGCTTGCCTAAAGGCGATCCTGACTGTGCTTGGGTCGAACCCCTATCATCCGACCTACGGCTCTGAGGTCACGACGCGCATTGGTGCGAAGGCGATCACGCCGACGCAAACCCTCGTGCGTTTGGATATTCAGTCTGCGTTGGAAAAGGTAAAGTCACTTCAGACGGCGCAATCGAAATATCAGGTCGTGACGGCGAAAGAACGGCTATACTCGATCAGTAACGTCCAAGTGCAGATCGACCCTAATGACCCCACGGTATTTAGGGCGCAGGTCACGGTGCGAAATGCGTCGAATCAGCCCGTGACCCTAAACATCGTCTTTACGGTTCCTGGCGTTGTAGCCCTCAAGGGCACAAACGGCCTTAGTCTAGGCATTCAACCTACGGTGGTGAAATGAACGATAAGCAAAAAGCGCAGGCACTTCTCAGCATGACGCTCGATATTACGCGGCTGAAGAGCAACCTTAACGATTACCCCGAACTCAAGATGAAACTTTCGCGGCAAATCAAAGCGTTGGACGAGATTGACGAAGCCGTGGAAGCCGAAACCGCGCGGTTAGGCGTCGATCCCGAGGATGGGCGATATTGACGAAGCCGTGGAAGCCGATTCCGTGAAGTTAGGCGTCGACCCCGAGGACATCTAATGCCGCTCGTTACGATTACCGGACCTGATGGTGTGGCGCGGGAAACTCTCGCGTTCAGCACTACTTTTGCGCGCCGATTCATTCAAGGCACGCTGCCCGACGACGCTATTGACTTTCAGGTGTCCGTCAATGGGTCCGGCTATTCGTCCGATCCGGCGTTGGCTTTGTGGGGTGACGGCATCTTCACGGTGCCGAATCCCGCTTATGAGCCGGACGGCTTGATTTTGCTATCCGGCGCGAACACGATTTCGGTAAGGGCGATCAACCCCGCTGGCGTAGCAACGCCTCCCGCAACGGCGACGATTCGGTTGGTCAGCGATGCGGACGTGGTGATTGCGACGGCCCCGACCAATGTGCGGGTCACGCAAAAAGACGCGGTGGTGGTCATCGAGGCCGAGCCGAGCGCGGCACTTGGTTTTCGTGGCATGAACTTTTACGCCTCCACCGAATCTGGTGGCGGTGCGAGCGGCTACACGAAGATCAACCTGAATCTGATCACGCAGGGCGCGGGTCAGCAGGAAACGGCGACCTTCGGCGAAATCAACCTCGATACGAACGTCGCGGTTGATGGGAACGACGTGCCCCTGTCGGACCCTCAGTATTTCCGAGTCTTGGCTCGCCAAGAGGACGAAAATCGGGACTTACTGCAAGCCGACTTAGATACGCGCTTCGTGATTCCCGAGACCGTCCGGCATATCCGTATGTCCGCGACGATAAATAGCGTGCGGACGTTCACGATCTACTCTTTCGAGCATGGGCGAGCCAACGGCCCGACTTCGGACCCGCCGACGATTCGCGTCGGCAGTTTCTCATCGTTGCCAGCCGAAGCACCGCTTTACTATGTGGTCTTGGCGGTCTATTACAATGCTACTGCAAACCTAGAGTACGAGTCCGCGCTATCTCAGGAAGTCGTGGCGCGTCCGTTGTCGATTACGACGGCGATTGGTTCATTCCCGCTTGCGACGCGGCAATCCATCGTCGAAAGTTTCGTGACGTCGATCTATCGGTCCAATCCTCAGATCAAGGTTGAGCCGGGGTCCGTGCTGCGGGACACGGTGATTGACCCGTTCTCGTCCGAGGCCGAGCGGCTTCGGTTCCTGATGGACTTTTTGTATCGGACCCGCACGCCAACGCTCTTACTGCAAGTGGACGATCCGCAGGGCACGGGCACGTCGATCCCTGTCAGTCAGAGTGCTTACAAGCAGGCAATCAAGGCCGCGTTCTATCTGACGACGGATGGGGCCGTACAAAACCTGATTGACTCATCGTTCGACGCCTATGCGAGTAACTTCGGCGTGCTTCGCCGTGCGGGGCAACAGGCGCAGGGTGAGGTGACGTTCTACACGACTCGTCGCCCGACCTTCACGATCCAAATCCCATTGGGCACGGTCGTAGTCTCAGGTTCGGTTCAGTTCGTCACGTCCCGAGCGGCGTCCATCGACTTCGCGCAGTTGGCGTCATACTACGAGCCCGTCACGGGCCGATACCGTGTCAACGTGCCCGTGCGAGCGACCAGCGCAGGGGCTTCAGGCAACGTGGGCACGGGGCAAGTACGCCAAGTGCTCACGCAAATCGCGGGCGGTTTGCTCGTTACAAACTCAGCCCCGATGTTCGGCGGTTCCGGCACCGAGTCGAATCTGTCGTTGATCGAACGCGCGCAGAATCGACTCGCTTCGGTCGATTCCGGCACCGTTCAGGGCTACACGCAGACCGCCGCAGACGTGCCGGGCGTCATTAAAGCCAACGTGATTGCCGCTGGCGATGCGCTCATGCTTCGAGACTTGGACGAAAACGGCGTCCACCGAGGCGGCAAGGTAGACGTTTGGGTACAGGGCGAAAGCAACATCGCCACGATTACCGATACATTCGCCTTCTCCTACGAGATTGCCGACGACGTGCAGTTCGAGGTCGTCGGTGACCCACTCAATCTGATTTTTACGGCGGTCGATCCGACGCTTTCGGCTATCAACCCGATTGTCGAAATGCTCGACGTGCCTGTGGCGGGCTACGAGTTCAAGAATGTGTCCACCGGAGAGGTTTTCGACCTCACGGGCGTCACGATTCTTTCGTACAACACGATCCAACTCAACACGGCCATCGCGCAGCCCGTGGTGGACTTGAATGACGTGGTGCTTGGCTCTTATCGGAAGCAAGCGGGCACGCAGTTCGTCTTGCCTCGCCAGCCCGTTGCGTCAATCACGTCGGTCGTGGGCACCGTGGCGGGCACCATTGATCCGGCCAACTACGGCCTGTATCATCCGAACTCGCCTTTGGACTATGGGCGGTCGATTCTTTCGGGCGACTACCTGCAAATCAATGGCGGCGCATCTGGTAATGCGGTCACGATTACGGGCGAACAGCACGTCCTGATCGGCCAATACCCCGAGTTTCTGGACAACTTGGGGGCTAACTACTTCACGGTCGAAGTGTTCAGCGCGGACGGCTTGACTCAATACAAGGGGCCGAACGACCCCTCGGGCTTGCCTGACTTCACGATTACGCTCGGCACGCAAACGACCGCTGTTTCGATTACGCGAGTGGAGACGGGCGCGATTCCGTCCGGCGCAACGGTGTTGGTCAACTACCTGCACGACGAGAACTTCACGGTCACCTACACGACGAACCTGATTGTCTCGCTGGCGCAAAACGCGATTGACGACACCAAGCACGCGACCGCAGACGTTCTGGTGAAAGAGGCGATCCCCGCGCCGTTGGACCTTTCGGCCACGGTGGTCTTGCAGAAGGGGCGCGATCCCGTCGTCGTAGACCAAGCCTTGCGGACGAACCTCGACAACTTCTTCGCTTCGCTACGGCTTGATAACGCGGTGCGTCAATCGGACGTGATTTCCGTCATCGAGCAAACCGTGGGAGTTTCTTACGTCGTGGTGCCTTTGACGAAGATGGTTCGTTCGGAGGGCAGCACGGTTGTATGGGACCTCATTTCGACCGACACGGCAACGGAGTCGGTGGTCTTGTCATCCCTGTCCACCAATGCGGCGAGCGTTTACATTCTGACGAACCCGCTAAGTGCGGCCACGGTCGATGGTGGCGGCGAGACGACGGATTTCAGGGGCGTGTTCCAAAACGAAATCGCGCTCGACCTGCTCGAAAGCACCGCGAGTCTAAATGCGCTCGGCGTGACGGTTGGCCGTGCCTATATCATCGGCGGCGAGGGACGATCCATCGTAGGCTACTCCGACGACGCCACGCTTATCGCGCAGGGCTATGTGACCGCCACGGCGATTCAAGCCCGCAGGCTTGTCCTGACGGCGAATCACGTCCTGATTTCTTCGTTTTCACCCGTCGAGTTAACCCAAGTCGAAAGGTTACTCGAAAAGGCGTGGACGAAGCCGCCGACGGAGTTCAATCTCAAGAACGTCGAGCGGAGTCAGATTCGCGTCAACCAGATCAAAGCCGCTTTCACGATTGACGATCTCATGGTCATCGTGAGGCCCGATGCTCAGGCTG